TACCCGCTGTTGGGTTCGGAAGCGACTGTGGTTGTGAAGCCGACGAGCGGCACCGTGTCGCCCACGTCACCTGGCTTCTCCGCCGTATATTTGGTGACCGAGTACTCACCATTCGATAGCTCGATTGGCGATTTGGCCACGTTTTCGGTTGAATGGCCGATCGCTTCGGGAACCGTTACTCGCCTAGAGTCCTAGTCGAAATTAGTAGTCCATCCGTGTAGGATGTGACTATGAACTTTCAACTGAGCATCACCTACACCAACGGTGAAAAAAAGGACCTGACCTGTATCGCCTCCGACATGGTGGCGTTCGAATCACACTTCGACCTGTCGATAGCGCGTCTCGAAAAAGAGATCCGGTTGAGTCACTTGTTCTATTTGGCGTGGCACGCTGAGAAGCGGACCGGGGCCACTAAGGACGAGTTTGACAAATGGCTTGAGTCTGTGGAGATGGTTTCGCCTGTAGGTGATGAAAAAAAATAGTCCCGCTAGGGGATGATTCAACGCATTGGCTTATTGCCACTATTGCGGTTGAGACGGGGATTAGTCCTCGGGAGCTCCTAGCGTTGGAACCTCGCATGTTGTGGACGATGCAGCGTTACATGATTGCGAAGAATCAGCAGGCCCAGAAGGGCAAACGGTCCAAACGGTAGACTTGACGGGTTAGGAGTTGCCCGTGGTCTCACCTGTTAGCGGTCTTGAGGTTGACGCACGCGCGCTTGAAAAAGCGGTGGAACGGATGCAGAAGTTCGAGCCGGCGATGCGGAAGCAACTGGTTAAGGATATTAAGGTTCCGATGAAGCGGGCGCTGCCTGACGTGTTGTCTGCGGTTCCGAGCACTCCTCCGATTGGTTCTTCGACGCCTTTACGGTCTGGGGTGTATAAGAATTGGGGCGCTGTGAAGGGTGTGATTCGCACGTATCCGAACGCTAAGCCTGGCCGTGCTATTGCGGTTATGGGTGTTGATGGTGTGGGTGCGGAGATGTCTAAGTATTTGATGATGACTGAGACGGCGGGTTCACGTAACCCTGGTGGTTTGAGTCGCCGCGGTCGGGGTTTCATTAATGCTTTGAATAGTGTTTCGCGGTTGGCTGGCCGTGGTGGCCGGTTTGTGTGGAAGGAATGGTTAGAGGTTCGCCCACAGATCCGCACTGACGTGGTGGGCATTTTGGATCGATATGTCAAGCGTTTCAATAAGAGGGGCCGTATCTGATGGCGATTTCTGACATTGTCCTTCCGGTTACGTTTAAGTCGAACCCGCGGGGGTTGAAGCAGGCCGAGGCGCAGCTTAAGAACTTCGGCAAGAATGTGGGCAAGATTGCGGCGGGTGCTACTGCTGCGGTTGCGGGTATTGCGGTCGGTTCGGTGAAGGCGTTTGCGGACTTTGATGAGGCGCTGAATAAGTCTGTTGCGATTATGGGTGACGTGTCGGATGCGATGCGTGATGACATGGCGGAGGCGGCTCGCACTGTCGCTAAGGAAACCACGTTCTCTGCTGAGCAGGCGGCGGAGTCGTTCTTCTTCTTGGCTTCGGCTGGGTTGGATGCGAAGGATTCGATAGCGGCTTTGCCGCAGGTGGCGGCGTTTGCTCAGGCTGGCGCGTTCGATATGGCGACGGCGACAGACCTTCTGACGGATGCTCAGTCTGCGTTGGGGTTAGCTTCTGATGACACTGCGGCGAACATGGAAAACATGGCCCGCGTGTCGGATGTGTTGGTGGCGGCGAACACTAACGCGAACGCGACGGTGCAACAGTTCTCGGAGTCGTTGACTAATAAAGCGGCGAACTCGATGAAGGCTCTCGGTATTGAGCTTGAAGAGGGTGTGGCTGTGCTGTCGGTCTTTGCCGATCAGGGCATTAAGGGCTCGGAGGCGGGTACACGGTTTAACGCGGCTATCCGTGGTTTGACTAATGGTGCGCAGGATAACGCTGAGGCTTTTGCTGAGCTCGGTGTTGAGGTGTTCGATTCTGAGGGCAATTTCAACAACTTCGCGGACATTATTTCGGATCTTGAGGGCGGTCTAGATGGGTTGTCTACGGAGCAGCAACGGGTCACACTGTCGCAACTGGGTTTCACTGAGGAAACTCTTGCCGGCACGTTGGCGCTGTTGGGTAACAGTGAGGCGATTGCTGAGTATGAGCAGGGCCTGAAGGATGCCGGTGGCACTACCGGAGATGTCGCCGATAAACAGTTGGAGAGTTTTAACGCTCAGTTGAAGTTGTTGCAGTCAGCGTTTGTTGACGTTGGTTTGCAAATCGGTAGCGACCTTATCCCAATGCTGGTGGCTCTTGTTGAGGATATGAAGCCGCTGATTGAGGAGGCCACGCCGGCTTTGACGGATATGTTCCGCAGCTTGATGCCGGTGCTAACGGATTTGGTGAAAGGTTTCCCCGCTTTTGTGGGCGCTCTCATTCCGCTAATTCCGGTTATGGGGGATATTGCTGGCCTTGTGTTTGAGGCGGCCGTGGTGTTGTTCCCGATTTTCTTAGAGATTTTGAACATGCTGTTGCCGGTGTTTCAGTTCTTGGCGGAGGCGTTGAGGGAAAACACGGCGCTGATAACCGGCATTGTGGCGAGCATTGCCGCGTTGATTATGTTCGGGACGGCGATTTCGAAACTGGCGACATTGATTAGCGCGTTTCAGGTGGTTATGGGTGCGCTGAGGATTGGGACGATTGCGCAGGCGGTGGCAACTGGGGCGGCGACTGCTGCTCAAAACTTGTTTAACCTGGCGTTGAAGGCGAACCCGATCGGTTTGGTTATTACTGCTGTGGCGGCGTTGGTGGCTGGCCTGGTGTTCTTCTTTACTCAGACGGAGTTGGGCCGAGAGTTGTGGGCGCAGTTTGTGCAGTTCCTCACTGAAGCGACACAGGCGTTTGTGAACTTCTTTGTGGTGTTGTTTACGGAGCAGATTCCGGCTGTGTGGGCGACGATGGTTGAGGGGATTACTGCCGGTTGGGAGGGGTTCAAGGAATACTTCTTTGAGGCGTTGGAAGCCATTGGTGAGTTTTTCAAGGGCATTATTAACGGTTGGATTTCCCTGTTCGAGACTTTTGTGAATGGGATGATCCGCGGCGTTAACAAAATCATTAACGCCCTGAACACAGTCTCCATTGATATACCGGAGGGTGTGCCCAAAATTGGTGGGCTTACGTTTGGGATCAACATTCCAAATGTTCCGGAGGTGTCGCTTCCTCGTTTGGCTGAGGGTGGCATTGTGGATTCGGCGACGATTGCGATGATTGGTGAGGCTGGCCCTGAAGCGGTTATCCCTTTGGACCGGATGCCCTCCGGTGGTAACACTTATAACATTACTGTTCAGGCTGGTGTGGGTGATCCTGTGCGGATTGGTGAGGAAGTGGTGAATACGATTCGCCGGTATGAGCGTGCTAGCGGTAAGGTGTTCGCTTCGGCGTAGAATAGGAGCATTATGGTTACAAGACTTTCTGGTGGTTTGACTCCGGGGGATGGTGCTGATCCTCGGACGTTTCCGGCGATTTGGAATGCGACGGCTGACGATATTGAGGCGGCGGAGTCGGATATTGATGCGTTAGAGGCAAAAAACATTCCGGCGTTTGGTACTGCTACGCCTTCGGATGGTCAGGTGTTGACGTTTGATTCGGGTGCTTCGGAGTTTGTGCCGGAGGATGTTGCTGGTTCTTTGTCGGACTTAACAGACACAACAATAACGTCGCCTGCTGAGGGTGATTCGCTTGTTTATAACGGTGCTTCGTGGGTGAATGGCCCGCGTTCGGGTAATGCGATTATTAACGGCGATTTTGGTATATGGCAAAGAGGTACTTCGTTCAGTGGGGGTGGAGCTTTTACCGCTGACCGTTTTTCGATTAACGCATCGGGGGCAACCATATCTGTCACACGTCAATCAATGACTCCGGGCGATATTGAGGCTATTGGTTATGGTGATGCAGAATACTTTTTGCGTTGCAGTGTGACCGTGGGCAATGCGGATAACAGCATGTTTCACAAGGTGGAGAATGTTCGGACTTTCGCAGGCCAACAAGTCACGCTAAGTTTTTGGGCTAAGGCTGATGCAAGCACTACAGCTAGAAGTGTTCTTCTGCAAAACTTTGGTTCTGGTGGC